GTTTGGATATAGGGGGTGCTCCAATAAGATAACCAAAGGAAAAATCATCTGCGGCAGCTTGATAAATTATAGCGCCCCCGATACAATTTCTAATGCCACCAGTATATGACTCTTCACCTGTAGTTGGAAAGGTTTTAGATTCAACATAATCATAGGTGTGTATATCCATACCATATGGGTCATGGGATCGACGCAACTTAATTTTAGAACGTCTAACTAACGGTCCATCATCGGTACCAAGGGTATTCTCCCCTACAACAGAAATGGGCAGTTGACTATAATAGGGAACCTCTACTTCTAAAATACCATTTAGATCAGGATAAGTACAATGTTCAAACTGATTGAAATTATCAAATTTTGTAAAAGAGGTCACCCGTGGTTCTTCTAGAGTATCATTTTCTACAATATCATTACCTCTAACTGCAAACATAGGGAGTTGGGGTCTAACACCTCCTAGATGTGTAGAGTCAATGGCGACGTCATAAGCATAAACATTAGAAGCGGAACTAGGGACTCTCTGTCCAGAAGTAGTGAAATTAAGGTCATTAGTGGGTGGATTAATAATTTTATATCTAATACCACCTCTATAAAATCTAAACAAATAAGATATACGATAAAGCGGATGACTACTTCTAATTCGAGCCATTGCACGCAAAGCATCATTCTCAAGACTACCATATGTGGGGTAAACAACATCCTGATATCCTATATTATCATCAATTCTACCAAAATAAGCGGGATCCAATTCAATTTGATTAAAAAGATAATTATCTACAGTCATAGGAATAGGACCTGCACTGGCCATCTTAGAACGATCAGGACTTAAATATGGAAAGGGATAAGCATAAGCAATGGGACAAAAACGCTTAATTAATTGACGCAAACTTGTAAACTTCTCTCCAATTGATAGTTGTTCCGGTTTGGTATAAGACATACGTGAAGCGGGGAAAAATTGTTGTGAATTGAAATCTACTTGTTCATTATGGGAAATGGATGGATCAGTTCTATTAAAAATTTGGGCCTCTAATATTACGTCATCATCCAAACGAGATATGGGAATGGTAACTGCATAATCTCCACCATCCGGTATGGCTAAAGAAAAATCAGTGTCGGCACTAATCCAGAAATTTAAGGGACAATTATCAGATACGGAATCAGAAGCTCTACGCAAGGACGTCAAAACTTCAACTGTAATAAAACCGGGTTTGGTGGATTCGGGGACGAAATCTGGTTGATTATATTCTGCCACCTTAACTTCTTTCCATGGAACATTTGCAACATAAGGTATGGTAAACTCTAATTCAGAAGAAGTAGATAAATCTAAAATCCAATTATAAGCATTCTGTGGAGTAACAGCTGTAGTTATATCAGATATAGCGGCATGGTAGGTAATACGCAATCTACCGGTATGAAAGGCAGTTTTGGCTACGGTCATCCTAAACTTAAGACCACCACGCCAATATTTAAATAGGGATGCTAAATAAGCCAAGGTGGTTGGATAAAATGTTCTAGCATTACCACCACAAATACCAGGAGCAACTGGAACGGTATGTAATTTTGTTCCAGGAGATTGTGCAAGGGTCCAATCAACATTAGAAGCATATATACATGATTTCTTAGGAATATGAGATATATCCATTTCATCAACATCGGTAGAAAATAAGCCGGAACTAGTAGGTAAAGAATTATCTGGCATAGCACCCAATTTAACAGAAGAATCTATTCCAGAAGCAT